GGACATTGTTTCAACAATCAGCCAATTTTGCTACAGATTTAGTTAGTAAAATAGGAGTGGGCGCTTCCACATACGTAATAGATCAAAACACTGCGGTTACTTTAGAAACAGCCGCAAACCCTACACAAGGAAATGGTATAATGTATTTTAATATTTTATATCGAATACTAAATGTAGGTACAACATTTTAATTAAATGGATATAAGAAAATTATCAATAGGTTCTGATTATAAATCAGGAGCCATGCATTATATTGTAGGTCAAGAAGTTTTGGGCGGTAGTCATAAAATTCACTTAATTCAACAAGACTCTAATTATGATTCATATAAAATATGGATCGAAAAAAATAATGAGATTGTTTTGTGGAAAGAATTTATAAAGACACTTCCAATATCCATTGAATACAATATAAATTTTTGATGCAATCCTTATATTCTTTTATAGTTACTCCCCTTAAAAATCGTAGATATGACAATATTAAATACTACGATGATAAGCGATTTTTTACAAGTGTAAGTGAAGAAGATCATACAGTATCTAACAGGTTTGCTAAAGTAGTACAACTTCCAAAAAATTATGACGGTGAAGTAAATGTTGGAGACACACTATTGGTTCACCATAATGTTTTTAAATATTATAATGATATTTATGGTAGACAAAAAAGTGGGAGAAGCTGGTTGATTGATGATTTATTTTTGGTAGATCATGATCAATTTTTTTTATACAAACAACACGATAAGTGGTATAGCCATGGTAAATATTGTTTTGTGAAACCTGTTCCAAAAACTAAATCATTTATAGATGCCGCAGGTGTTACAAATGAACCATTACATGGTATCATAAAATACTCCAACAAACAACTTGAAGAATTAGGTATCTTTGAAGGAGATCTTATTTCATTTCAACCTAACAGTGAATATGTTTTTTATGTAGAGGATGAAGAGTTATATAGGATGTATACAAATAACATTACAATTAAATATAATGATGGACACAAAGAAAATTAAAATAGATATTATTAGAGCAGGAGAAAGAGCGGTTAAAGAACTTATTGATGTAGCAAAAGAAAAAATTATCAAACCAGATCCAGAAGATGAGTTAGCTGCGGATAGATTAATTCGATGCATTTGAAATACTAAAAAGAATCGAAGAAGAAAGGGATAAATTAGAAGGAATAGAAACAAAAAACAATTTACCTAAAGGCTTTGCAGAATCAAGATCTAAATAACATTTATATTGAATTACAAAACGTAATACCTAAAGCTGTTTTAAAAAGAAAAAACAGTAGTCATAGTTGGGGATATGGGTATAATGAAAAGTATGATATTGTAGTCATATCTAAAGATGGCACAATAGGTCAGTGTATAAATATAGCTGGTTTAAGAATAGCTTTACCTAAAGCTCCAAGTAACATTTATAAAAGATCTAAAAAAGAAAAAGATCAATATTGGGAGCCTTTTGATATTCATAGAGATATAAAAAAAATTCCTAATATTTTTGTTTGGCATGATGCTCCAGCTACATTTAAAAACAAGTGGATAGATTACATAGAAACAGAGTTCAATAGAAGAGAACAAGGTTTTTGGTTTTACAATAATGGTGTGCCAACTTATATCACAGGGACACATTATATGTATTTACAATGGACCAAAATTGATGTTGGTCATCCTGATTTTAGAGAAGCAAACAGATTGTTTTATATTTTTTGGGAAGCATGTAAAGCTGACAAAAGAAGTTTTGGTATGTGTTATTTAAAAATAAGACGTTCAGGATTTTCTTTTATGAGTTCGTGTGAGGGTGTAAACACAGCAACTATAACCAAAAATGCAAGAGTTGGTATTTTATCTAAAACAGGTTCTGATGCAAAAAAAATGTTTACAGATAAAATAGTTCCTATATCACACAACTATCCATTCTTTTTTAAACCTATTCAAGACGGTATGGATAAACCAAAAACTGAATTAGCATTTAGAGTACCGGCTTCAAAGATTACAAAAAAAAATATGTTTGAAGTAGAGAAAGATACTTTAGAAGGATTGGACACAACCATTGATTGGAAGAACACTTCAGATAATAGTTATGATGGAGAGAAATTACAACTATTAATACACGATGAAAGTGGTAAATGGGAAAAACCTGAAAACATTTTAAATAACTGGCGTGTTACAAAAACGTGTCTAAGATTGGGTAGTAAAATTATTGGTAAGTGTATGATGGGATCTACTTCAAACGCATTAGATAAAGGTGGTAGAAATTTTAAAAATCTATTTATGGATTCGGATGTAAGTAAAAGAAATGCCAACGGACAAACTAAAACAGGTTTATATTCTTTGTTTATACCTATGGAGTGGAATATGGAAGGCTTTATAGATAAGTATGGTATGCCTGTCTTGCAAACACCTGATAATGAAGTAGTTGGCGTAGATGATGAATATATATATCAAGGTGCAATAGATTATTGGAAAAACGAAGTTGACTCTTTAACACAAGATGCTGATGCATTAAATGAATATTACAGACAATTTCCACGTACAGAATCTCATGCATTTCGAGATGAAAGTAAACAATCAATATTTAATTTAACAAAACTATATCAACAAATAGACTATAATGATTCATTAATAAAAGAACATTTTGTAACACAGGGTTCTTTTAGTTGGAAAGATGGTGTAAAAGATTCTGAGGTTGTATGGACTCCAAATAAAAGAGGTAGATTTTTTGTAACTTACATACCACAAACTAACCTTCAAAATAATGTAGTAAAAAAGGGAGGAAGGTTTTATCCTGCTAACGAGTATTTAGGATCATTTGGATGTGATTCATATGATATATCTGGTGTAGTTGTTGGGAAAGGTTCTAATGGTTCATTACATGGTTTGACAAAGTTTAATATGGATGATGTCCCAAGTAACCATTTTTTTTTAGAATATATAGCAAGACCTCAAACTGCTGAAATATTTTTTGAAGAAGTTTTGATGGCTTGTGTGTTTTATGGTATGCCAATCTTGTGTGAAAATAATAAACCAAGATTATTGTATCATTTTAAAAATAGAGGTTATCGTCCGTTTTGTATAAATAGACCAGATAGAACTTTTAACAAACTATCTAAAACCGAAAAAGAAATTGGTGGTATACCAAATACCTCAGAAGACGTAAAACAATCGCACGCTTCTGCCATCGAGTCTTATATTGAAAAATATGTTGGACTTGATATGATGGGTACATATAGACAAAAAGGCGATATGGGTGAAATGTATTTTCAACGTACTTTAGAAGATTGGGCCAAGTTCGATATTAACAATAGAACAAGGTTTGATGCGGCAATAAGTTCAGGGTTAGCTATTATGGCAAATCAAAAACACTTATATACACCGTCTAAAGAAAAATCGAAAATAAGCATTAACTTTGCCAGATATAATAATAGCGATTTAGTTAGTCGAATAATTAATAGATGAAAGAGGTTACAATTAATTTAAAAGCTGCGGCCTTTCCTGATCAATTTGCATCTGATTCTCAAAAAGATACAATAGAGTACGGTTTACAAGTAGGACAAGCTATTCAGTATGAATGGTTTAGAAAAGAAGGTGGCTCATGTAGATTTTTTAATCAATGGTCACAGTTTAATAGACTGAGATTATACGCACGTGGTGAGCAATCGGTAGCAAAATATAAAAATGAAATCGCTGTAGATGGTGATTTATCATATCTTAATTTAGATTGGACCCCTGTTCCAATTATTCCTAAAATGGTTGACATAGTAGTAAATGGTTTAAATGATCGTTTATTTAAAGTAGAAGCTTTTGCAGAAGATGCAATGTCGGCAGAAAAAAGAAATCAATTTCAAGATAAAATAGAAGGGCAAATGATTGCTCGTCCTTTATTAGAACAAATTACAAATGATTTTGAGTTGGATGTATTTCAAATGGATCCAAAACAATTACCTGAAAACGATCAGGAGTTAGAGTTGTTTATGCAGATGAATTATAAACCAGCTGTAGAGATTGCTGCAGAAGAAGCTATTAGCACTGTGTTACATCAAAATCAATACAACGAGATAAGAAAAAGATTTGATTATGATTTAATGACACTTGGTGTAGGTATGGCAAAACATCAGTTTTTACCAGGTCAAGGTATACAATTAGATTATGTTGATCCAGCTAATGTTGTATATAGTTATACCGAAGATCCATATTTTAAAGATTGTTTTTATTGGGGAGAAGTTAAAACTATTCCTATGTCTGAGCTTGTTAAGATAGATCCAGACATAACAAATGAACAAATGGAAGAAATTGCTAAGTATAGTCAATCATGGTATAATTATTTTAACAACGCTCAGTATTATGAAAACTCTATTTTTCAAAGAGATGTTTGTACATTAATGTACTTCAATTATAAAACCACGCATAAGATGGTTTATAAAAGAAAACAAATGGCTGATGGCAGCTACAAAGTTGTAGAAAAAGATTCTGATTTTAATCCACCACAAGAAATGATGGATGAAGGTAACTTTGAAAGAATAGAAAAGAATTTAGAAGTTTGGTATGATGGTATAATGGTTATGGGAACTAACATAGTTCTTAAGTGGGAGCTTGCTAAAAATATGGTAAGACCTAAATCAGCAAGCCAACATGCTTTACCTAATTATGTAGCTTGTGCGCCAAGAAGTTATAAAGGAACATATGAATCTTTAGTAAGACGTATGATTCCTTTTGCTGATTTAATACAGGTTACACATTTAAAAATTCAACAAGTAGTTGCAAGAGTTGTACCTGATGGTGTATTCATAGATGCAGATGGTTTAAATGAAGTAGATCTGGGAACAGGCGCTGCATATAATCCTGAAGACGCTTTAAGGTTATATTTTCAAACAGGTAGTGTTATTGGTAGATCTTATACTCAAGACGGAGAGTTTAATAACGCACGTACCCCTATACAGCAGTTAAACGCAAACAGCGGAGCGGGTAAATTACAGATGTTAATAGCTAATTACAATCATTATTTAGATATGATTAGAACTGTTACAGGACTAAATGAAGCAAGAGATGGATCTACTCCAAATCCAGACGCATTAGTTGGTGTACAAAAATTAGCAGCTTTAAATTCTAACACTGCTACAAGACATATATTAAATGCCAGTCTTTATATGACAAAAAGAATGGCTGAAGGTGTTGTCCTTAGAACAGCAGATATTTTAGAATACGCAGACTTTGCTGATCAATTTGCTATGCAGATTGGAAAATATAATTTAGGAATATTAGAAGATGTTAAAAATTTATATTTATATGACTTTGGTATATTCCTACAATTAGCGCCTGATGAAGAAGAAAAAGCAATGCTTGAACAAAATATACAAATGGCATTATCTAAAGAAGATATTAGTTTAGAGGACGCTATTGATATTCGTCAGCTTCATAATTTAAAAATGGCTAACCAGTTGTTAAAAGTAAAACGTAAAGCCAAAGCCGCAGCAGAGCAAGAACAACAAATGATGCAACAAGAAATGCAAGCTGCATCACAACAACAAAACATTATGGCTCAAGCGCAAGCTGAACAACAAAAAATACAAGCCGAAACGCAGGCTAAAATGCAAATTAAACAAGCTGAAATAGCTATGGAAATTGAGAAGATGAAGAATGAAGCTATGTTAAAATCACAGCTAATGGAAACTGAGTTTGCTTATAATATGCAATTAAAAGGCATAGAGCAATCTCAAATAGATAAAAGAGAAATGGCTAAAGAGAAAGGCAAGGCTGATAGAATTAGCCAAGCAAATTCTCAACAGTCTAAATTAATTGAACAACGTAAAAGAAATTTACCACCTGTAAGTTTTGAGTCTAACGAAGACTCTTTAGATGGTTTTGATCTTTCTGAATTTGATCCAAGATAATGGCAATAG